TATCCGTAATTTGAAAGGCTATAGACAGACTCTAAACGCTACGGATGAAACAATCGCTAAAGTGCATGATTACTTTGGTATTGACGATGATATGGCTGATGAAATAGGTGTATCCACATCTCAAGTTTCATTCTAGGGGGATATGTGATGGATGAACAAAAGTGTGTATGTGGCGATGTAATAAGCGAGGATGTTCTAAAAGAATTTTCCTCTGAGGAATTACAAGCCTTGAATGACTTGCTTGATGGTGTGATTACAGCAGATGGCATACAAGTTTTAGAAAACTTTATTGAACAGAGGGCGCAATCGTGAAGAAGAAAAATATAGTCAAAATCTACAAGGTAAAACACCTGACCAATGGTGATAATCCAATGCCTTACGCTACGGAAAATAGCGTAGAAATCGTTGAGTATGATGAGGGTGAACAGCCATCACTTGCAGACATGAAAACATGGGTACGTAGTGGCAACAATTCGATGATTGAACTCATCAAAGTCATACATGAGGGCAAGACATGTCATGCAGTCATAAACGAGGAAGGCAAGTTAATTGACTTGCCATTTAATTTAAACGCTACGATTGAATACCAAGCATGGCTACGTGAGAACGACTTGCTTGTGAATGATGTGATCGTGGGTAATTGTGCAGTAATAACTAATTTTGAATTGGAGTGAGTGATGAGTAAAAATAAAAAGAAATCTAATGCAGATATGTATCCATACGACTACGATTCGATGGTTTGGAATGGAGAAAAAATGTATTCCAAATCTGAAATTGAGTATGGGAAAAGAATGAGAAAAGCATTTGATGTTAATTCTAAAGGATTTAAAGCTAAATAATTACTTATTAGCGATAGTGAAATAAGTAATTAATTACAAGGAAAAATATATGTATGAACTGAGCGAAAAAGACACAGCCAACATGANCTTAGATGTAAGGTTTGAGGAAGATGGCACGATAAANATTCGTGCTATGGATAGAGACACAGGTGGCGACANCGTTGTATCGTTTGTCGANTTGCCTAATGCNTTTGCACACAATGCAGTTATGCAGATGCTGACCAGTTTTGCTAAGCGATTGGCAAATAAAGAGGGGATTCCGGTAAGGTTTGAAGATGTTTAAACGCTTCACGAATCCCCAAAACTATAACAACAAAACAAAAGGAGTAAATTATGGGTGCTGACCTATACATAACAAACGAAATACAACCGCTACACAATAAGCTTCAACCTCTGTTTGAAGATGCGATTGATAAGCGTGATGCAATAGAGGATAAAGACTCTAGGGAATACGAACTTGCAACTGAGAAAGTTAATGGTTTATACAATGAATTGTATCCGGAGTCATGCTACTTTCGTGATTCATATAATCCGTACAGCGTTCTGTGGGCATTAGACTTGTCTTGGTGGACTGATGTGATTCCCATGTTGGATGATGGCAACCTTCCGCCTGAGAAAGCACAGGAATTAATCGACATGGTTAAGGATAGTGAAATTGATCTAAGATCAGATCAACAAGAAATAGGTGTTGAGTATTTTGAAGATCGCAAACAATCTTTGATTAAATTCTTACAACGCTCTGTAGATAGCGGAGAACCAATAGAGTGTTCTCTGTGATCCCCCCGATGCCCGTAGGTGTTTAAACGCTTACGGGCATTATCTTATGTCAACCATTGATTAACATGACAACTTCATGTTAATATTCAGTTTCAACAAAATAAAACGAGGACAATATGGACAATATAGAATTTGAAAAAAGATACATGGAATTTACAAACAAACACGATCACGTCTTATGGGATAAGCGTGAGAGTCTTGGTTTATTCCTTGATAAAGTGTTTGTAATAGATGATGGTGAATCGATACCACAAAAAGAAGAAGATTGGGATTTGGCTTGGTCTTTGTTCATTGATGTGTATCAACATGCATTGAATATTAGCGAGTACAAACAATACCTAGAATATTTTATGTATGAGCATTGGGATATGCGGTCAATGCTTAACGCTGTTAAGTACCACGATGCTGACGATGCAAAAAAGTTATTGAAGATTTGGACTGAAGATGAAGTGACTGTTTATCGTGGTGGACATGAGGAAGATCGTTTAAACATTTCATGGACGCTTAACAAAGATTTAGCAAAATGGTTTGCCACTAGGTTTTGGTTTCCTGAACACATGGTGGGCGAAGATTACAGGGGTATGCCTGTACTGCACACAGGGAAAATACGTGGCAGAGACATTGCCTTGTATCTAAATACAAGAAGCGAAGAAGAATGTATTGTTCCCATGCCTGAAAATTTTGTTGATGATTTAGAAACACAAACGCTGACAGAGCATGTGAAAAGAAAAGACAGAGCATGTGAAGAAATGGTACACAGATGCCTAGACGTAATCAAAAGCCATACTGGTTGGATACTGCCCTTTCATTAAGAAAGGGTGGTGCAACCCTTAAACAGATTTCAAACAAAATTGATATACCCATATCAACAGTACGTTATCAACTGTATAACAGTCTCAATCCGGAACAATACGATAAGTATTGCAAAGAACCTAACAGCCACGAATCAAAAAGCAGAACAATAAAAATTTTAGCCCTAAAGGAAGAAGGGCTAAATGGTAATCAGATTGCACAGCTTGTTGGCGTATCACGCCAATACGTGTATAAACTTCTTCGCTTGAAAATAGAGCAAGAAGAAAAACGCTTGGATTATTTAGTAAATAAAACTTTACTGGAGAAACAAGAAATCAAACCCCCCAAATAAATAGAGGTATAACAATGTTTAAACACTTTAAAAACATGAAGTTCAAACAGCTAACACGTTTTTACAACTGGCTGTTCGTTTTGGATGAAACAAAATCGAGCGCAGTCAAGGTTGAAAAAGAAAAGCATGATAGTAGTCCGGTCAAAAAGAAGTAAGACTGAAACCAAAAGCAAAACCTGTGGAAGCCAAACGTGCTAGAACGGAATCAGGTAGGTACAAAGCTGACGATAAGTCTACTCCTGACATCAATGAAGCATGGGTTGGTGGCAAGAAGCCAACCAAGAAAGCTAAGAAACGATGATCTAATCCGGTAGCCATCCATCCGCATCATCTGCGGATGGATATCCCCATGACTTGTTGTATCTACCACTAATGTAATCGTACTCAAGTTCAACCGATCCAATCTGTCCTGACTGTTTAAACCGCATCTTCTTCGTGTGTATGCGCACTTCCTTGCTTCCTTTCGTGAAGTCTCTTTCAACAATCAATATCACATCTGCCTTGTTTGCTAAAGTTTGCACTACCGGCAATGTCATAAGGCTCAACCATTGGGAATGTTCCATCATGCGATCTTCTCATCTTAGCCGGATGTGCGACAAAGAAAATATGTACGGAGTAAGTTTGTTGCGAAGCGTTTTAGTTTGTCTCATCATCTGTGAGACATATTCGGTCTCAGTCATTCCACTAGGTCTTTGATGGTCAAATTCATTATACGGATCAAGTATGACCGCATTGACTCCATAACGTAGTACGCTTGAGATCAATGCCTGTATGCACCAGTCAATCGTAGGCGACTCATCTTCTGCTCTTACAAAGAAAAAAGTGTTGAGCAATCCAATCATAAGCATCAAGCAATTCTTCTTCTTCCATCTGTTTAACCCAAGTGGTCCTTCCTTGCCGGTTTCCCAACGTATTTCTCTGACAGCTTGTTTAAATGGTCTGAAACAGGATTCTCAAAGCTACACATGGCAAACTTGTAATCGTGTTCTTTCGCCATATTGACTGCTATCGCATCAATGAATTCTGACTTTCCGCAATTCGGCACACCTGATACGATTGTCACCTCACTAGGGCGCACTTTAAATATCTCATCCATGCCTTCAATTCCTGTGGTAAGACCTGTCCTCAAACCACCTCTGAACAACTGCAATCCTTCTTCCATAAAAGCATTCGCTGTGTATAAGGATTTAATTGGATATGGCTCTGCGCTTTCATAACATTGTTTCAATGCATCTTTAGAATGCATCCAAACTTCGTTTGCATCCTTGAACTCGTCCGGATAAACAATAATAAAACATCTTTCTCTGCCAACCCTACGTGCAATTTCTTCTCTGCANTGTATTCCGGCTTCATCGGAATCTAAGGCAAGATATATCTTCTTGTATTTTTCTATATCAAATGTGGAAAGCCACTCCATCTTCCTATCACTTGCGCCATCAGGAACTGAAATAACATTCTCCGTGATCCCCATCGCAAATCTTCCAAGTCAACGCATCCATTTCACCCTCGCAGATCAATAACGCCTCTCCTTCATCGTTTAAACAGTCTGTAAGATATGGAACTCTCTCGCAATCAGGAAGTTGTGCATAGTTTTTGTCTGCACTTCTAAACTTAATGTTGCATGGCACTCCTTGTTCATCCTTGTAAACAAAGGCTATGCAGTCCTGTCTCTTACCGCCTACATAATGCGATGCTATCCCTACACCATATCTCTCTGCTACATCCATGCCTATTCCACGCTCATCAAAAAATATTTCTCCCCACGTGCCTTTCAAGCTTTTCGTGTTAGGTATTTGTGCCGGTTTTTTGGGCGCAGTTTTTCTAATTGTGGGTGGGCGTTGCAAACTTTCCTTCCATACATTTCCTTCCCATTGACAATGATGGCATCTCCATCTTGCGCCTTGAGTATCTATATTTACGCTCAAGCATGGATCACGACTGTTTTTTCTATTGGGCGAACATTGTGGACATGTTGTTTTGTGCTGTCCTTCATCGTAGTTTCTTAAAGTTATCCCCTGTTCTTCTAGTTTTTGGTAAATCGGTTTAGTAATTTCTGTTGTTGTATTCATGGCATCCTCTTAAATATTGCTTTGCCGGAAGAATCTACTTTTCTTCCGCTATCGTCCGTTTTGTTTTCTTTGGCAAACTTTGCATCAACACTCACTAAATAATTTACTGTTGAAATGAACCATCTTTTTCTTGCTTTATCGTCTGCTTCTTGCGAAAGCCATACATCCCTAGACATCAATACTGCATCTAGGTTAGGTATGTTCTTGAAAGTTTTTCGCCACGTATCGTAATCTTTTTTGGTAAGTCTGATGACTTTCCCCTCAAAAGCGTATTCTTTACTCATTATTTACTCCTCAATTTTTTTTAATTTTGTTGGAATTTTATTTCTATCTTATCGCTATAACCTCTACATGCTTTCCGATGAAATCCGAGAATTTGCGCATAGGCAAACATCCTGTACAAGTACAGGTTTTACCTATTGCACATGCTCACCGAATCAACCTCGATAGTGCGCATTGTGTTAGTTGCGCTAACCACACAATTTGACTGCTACTTCCTTAAAATATGCGCTTCAAGGTGGACAGCGTTCAGTCTTTCGGCATCGCTTTTGGCTACGTCCACATCCCAATCTAACCAGTAAATTAACAAGCCGATCCGTCTTATCCGAAAACTTGTTAAGTTTTTATTTTTAAACTATAATTATTTCTTAGTCAAGTTGTTTACTCAATTATGACACTCCGGCTCTCTTTTACCATAATAGGAGAGAGTCACTTTGTTGGAAAGGTGAGGGAACGATCTTCAATTAAAGATATTTACTCCTCAAGTTTTAACTTTTATTGTATCTTCGTTCCCAATCCTGACTCATTCCAATCACTTATCTCATTCACGAAAACATCTACTCTTGGATCATGCTTGTCTAAATATTTCTCCAGAACTAATCGTTTAAACTGTCTATCATTCTTGTACCAGACACCTTCCAGAGCATCCAGAACCAGAGAAGCATCCAGATCAGGTCTCCTACTGCTGTAATAAATTTTTATATTTGCTTCTAAATCACCTTCCAATAATGGTTCAATTCTTTTTGCTTGTGCTTGTAAGTCTTTTACGAAAGCGATTGCCTTTGACGATTTTATAAATCTTGGTTTTCCTTTTATGGTCACTAATCTTCTTGAATTTGCTTTTGAGACACACTCTCCCTTGAACTGTTGGCTGTATATTTTTGGCATATTTTTTAGGTTTATATAAATTATTTATGTTTTATTTGACAACACATCTTAACATGTTTAAGATACATTTACATTTAGGATTTGTAATATGAAATATACCAACGACACAGGCTTACCTGAAGTCTTTGCAAAAGCAGTAATGCGAGACACGTATTCACGTGGCAAAGCAGACATATCAGCGACTGGTTTGCTCAAAGCACCTCGTCAAGCCTTCCTTGAGTATCAACACGATGATGAAATCGTGGTTGATGTTTCAAAACAAGTGTGGTCTTTGTTTGGAAGGGCGTGTCATAACATTTTAGAAAGTGGCACAGCGAAGGGGTACATAGTGGAACAGCGTTTCTTTACTGACTGTAGCGGATGGACAGTAAGTGGTCAGGTAGATGTTCAAAGAATTGATCCGGATGGCATTGTCCTTATGGATTGGAAAACTCGTAAGGCTTATGCGGTGATGAATGGTCGCGATAGCGATACACAGCAACTAAACATATATGCTTGGTTGCTACGTAGGAATGGCAAGGAAGTCAAAGACTTAAAAATTGTCAATATTATCCGTGATCATTCATCATTTGAAGCAGAAAGAAATCCAAAATATCCACAAACAGAAGTGGTAGTCACAGACATAGACCTATGGACTTTTGCAGAGCAAGAAGAATTTGTTAGGCAGAAGATAGAAGCACACCAACTGGCATCAATAAATCTTCCTGATTGTACTCCGGAAGAAAGATGGATGAGACCGGACAAATTTGCAGTAAAGAAAGACGAAAATTCCAAGAGAGCATTCAAAGTTTGCGATTCTATGGAAGAAGCAGAAGAAGTTTTAAAGAAAAAAGAAGGGTACATGATTGAAGTAAGAAAAGGCGAACCAACAAAATGTCAAAGATTTTGTGATGTCGCAAAGTTTTGTACTCAATATCAAGACGAAATTAAAGCAATAGGAGAAGAAAGTGGAAGTAAATGAACACACAGGAGAAGTAATGCTACAACTAATGAGAACAAGCAAAGAACTAAACGAAATAGCAAAAGCGTTAGCAGATGCACAAGCTAAGTTTCCGGTTTTGCCAAAAACAAAAAAGGTGACTGTAAAGACACATGATGGCAAAAGCTATTCTTATGCTTACGCTGATTTAGCGACAATGATAGAGACAATATTGCCTATTACATCGGATCATGGATTATCAATCGTGCAATTACCTAGTTTTCACGAAGGCAGAAGCACCTTAAAAACAAGGCTACTTCATACGTCAGGTCAATGGATAGAATGCGAACTACCTTTACGTACACAGCGTGAAGGCGCACAGGCTATGGGTAGTGCGCTCACATACATGCGAAGATATGGAATGAGTGCAATCCTTTGTTTAGCAACAGATGAGGATGAAGATGGTCAATTAGCGGACACAGACCATGTGGGCGCAACAGCACAGGTTAAGAAGGGAACACCTGTAGCTGACGTACCTTCTGCAAAAGAATCAAGGAAGTTTGTTAATGCAATGATTAAGGATGGCAAAAAACTTGCAGAAGTAGAGGAGTCAGGATTGATCGAAGATTCTATGAAAGAAATAGAAAAACTATGGTTAAGCAAACAAGACAAAATTGCTCAATTAAAGAAAGTACATCCTGATTTGCATGAAGAACTAAGGCAAGAATTTGGATTTCTAAGAGACAAACTACAACAAGATAGTGTTGGAGAAAGTGATGAGTAAACCAACAATGAAAACCTATAAGGTCACTAGGGTATCATCACTACAAGACATAGATGTTCAAGCTAAGAATGATAAAGAAATTATGCAACTTTATTACAAAGGGGTGGTTGACGAAATTTTATCTACAAAAAACGAGCATATCGACTATCAAATTGAAGATGAAGATGGAAACTTAATTCACGAACACATTTTTAATTAAAGGAGAAAAGCTAATGGGTAGATACGTATATCAAATTGAAGAATCAACTGTTGATACTAGGCATTATGTAATCACGACAGATGTTCCTTTAAAAGATATTGAGGGCGACATCATTGAATTGATGTCTCATGTAGATATTACAAAAGATGGTGATACCGCAAAAATAAGAACAGAAGGTGGTGGAGAAGGAAAAATCACTTTTGTATGCACAGAATATGGTGATGATGGACAAATGGACTGGACTGAAACACAAATAGAAGGGAAAGAAAATGGGTGAGGTAATAACATACGATGAGCATGGAAATTACACATCTAAAAATTCAATAGCTTTAATATGGTGCATTGAAGATGTAAAAACAGCATCAAAAGATATAGGTCTTGAGAGAACCCTTACGGATGATGAATGCATGGAAGTGTTGATTCATTGCCAAGAAAATTTGGATTGGAGTCATGGTTTCGGTTGGGATAACCTTCATTGGACTATACAAGAATTTTATCAAAATAAAGGAGAAGAAAATGGATAAAGAATATCCTGATAGCGTTAGGATTTTTCCTAATAGCGAGAATTCAAGTGGCGAAATAGATGTGACTGTATTCTTTCAAGTAAACGGAGAAGAACACAGANTCCGTATNTAACAAAAATACAAGAAAAGAAGAAGGCGATAATAGACCTGATTTGAACGTCACACTACGTTTAAACGGAGAGGACTATGAAGCAAATTCTTGGAAGAAAGAAGCTAGGGAAACCGGCAAACCTTATTATCAAGGAACACCAAAACCTAAATCTGTTGGATACTCTAAGTCTGAAAACAAACTGAAAGAAGTCTTAGAAGAAAAACAAAAAATTAAAGAGGATTTTCGTGACGATGACATCCCTTTCTAATGATTGGTCAGACAAGGTTAGAAGCCAAAGGTATCTTAATCTTGTCAGATCGCATGGGTGTCTAGTGTGTTTTATGCCTTCACAGGCGCATCACATGACACACGTTATGGAAGGATCAAGGGGTTTTAGAAGAACAGGGGATCAGTTTGCTGTTCCTTTGTGTCAAAAACACCATGAAGAACTACATAAACACGGAAATGAAAGTAATTGGTGGTCTTTGCAAGGCATTGATCCGATTGAATGGGCTGATAGAACATGGACAGAATTCTCGAAGAATGGCAAAAGGTAGAACTAACACCATCTGAAATGCTTTTAGCAAGTCAGTTAGGTGTAATGCGAATGGTGCAAAACATAAGAGACAAAAGAAAAAGCAAGTATGGCGCACCTACGGACTCTCAAGCATGGGCGATAAATATAATCGGTGCTATGGGCGAAGCATGTGTTTCTAAGTGGGGTGGAATATGGTGGTCAGGTGCTTTAGGAAACTTTCAAGCAGACGACTCAGGAAAACTACAAGTAAGAACAGTAGATCATCCAAATAAAAGGTTGATTCTGCATGATGATGATAAGGACGATAGACCATACATATTAGTTTATGCGGATGCACCTAATTTCTATATAAAAGGTTGGATGATGGGCGCAGAAGGAAAAAACAAAGAATACTGGTCTGATCCACAAGGAACAAACAGACATGCTTATTTTGTTAAGGATAAAGATTTAATAAACATAAATGAACTAGAACTAAGTATATGGCTATAGAAAAGAAAATGTTAATAATGAGCGATGAGCAGTTTATAGAAGAAGTCTTTGAAATAGCTTTTGGAGACAACGCTATAAACAAAAAGTTTGGCAAAAGAGAAGTCTTAGATCGTTTACACAGGTATTCATTTGATGCTTATCGTTGGGAAAGATCAGAAAACGCTATTTTAAGAAAAGGACAGGAAGATAAACACATAGAAGATTATCAAGATTTCCTAAACAGAAAGTACGTGTACGAGGAGAACGACAATGGATGAACAAATAGATTTACATGAACTGTTAAACAAATTAAACAACGAACAAATAGTTTTTTTGCTAAACATTATTTTTAANAANAGACCAACAGAANTTTATATAGGTAGATTTCCTGANAACATTATACAGTCTGCCGGACTCAACAAAGATAACCCTGTATGTTTAAACGGAACAGTAATACAAATAAACACAGAATATTCGTTTACCGGTGAAGAACTGCCATTTATGGAAAATAATAAAACAAACTAATAATGAAAACGGAAGATTTTGAAAACTTTAAGACTCGTAAATATTTAGACTATAGAAGCGAATTATTACACTTAGGAAAGATTGATGAAGCCATGAGCGAAAAAGAATACTGCTATAAATATAAAGAATATTTAAAGGAACAATATGGAAATAAATAAAGAAACATTAGCTAAAAGCCTTACAAGGTGTTGAAGCTAAAAAACATGCTTACAGGCAAACAAAAGAAGGAACAGTTATTTCTTTCTTAATACACCCTGATGATGTTGCAAGTTTGCTTCAACAAGAACTATCTGTAAGCGAAATAGGTGCTAGGTACATGCTTGGAATAGTTAGATTAGACGAAGAAACAGATTATCCTGTTGTTCCTGAACAGGTCACTATTGGCGAAAGAGCAATGAGGAGAGCATCAATGCTTTGCAGGGATCAAGATTTTCAAAGCTGGATACGTTTAAACGCTCAGTCATTTGATCCTGATGGCGAAGTACACATGGATGATGATGAAGAATACGTTTCAGTAATAATGAGGGATTATTGTGGGATTCTAAGCAGACGAGAATTAAAAGATGATAAACATGCTCAAGAAAAATTAAGGTCTTTGATTGATAAATATCAAAAAGATAAAAGGAGAATGACTTGATTATAGAGAAAACAGACAACGNTTGGTGGGCAGACTCATTAAAAAACATGAGAAAGTACCACAAAATGACGTTAGATGACGTAGAAAACATAACAGGCATAGCAAAAACCATACCTTTCTCAGTTAGAAAATGGAAAACATGATGTAAAAATATCTACTCTTGAAAAGATTGTTGATGTTTATGGATATGAATTAACTATAAAGCCAAAGGAACAAGAATGAAAACACTACATAAAGTATTAATTTACTTTTTGAACTACACAATAGGCTTTGTGTTCATAAATGTTGATGGAAGATAAAAAATGAAAGCGTTAGGTTTATTTATATTTTTACTAGGAATGTTTGTATTCACAAGTGGTTGGGTACTTTTAGATTTGGCATCTTTGCCATTAAAGAATGATCTTTATTCATTAGATGTGTTGGGATTTTTTAACAATTTATTTTCAATAAATCCAACGATAGCAAGTTTTCAATCATTTATGTGTGTTTTGTTTATTATCATGGGATGTTTGATGTGCTATAGCGGTAGTATAATGATAGTACATAGAAGATAAAATTAATGGGCGGTTTTTACTTCCGAATTTTTATCGCCCATTAGAAGATAAGGTTGGGAAACAAGTTATAGAACCTCAAAACGTATGTAATGTTTGTTCATAATCTATAACGGACTAGGAAATCCCATTAAAATTATTCCTAAAAAATGCCTTATCGTCTATACTGATTAGATGTCGTTTAAACTTTCTTTAGGTCTAGCAGGTCTATTGGTGATTTCAATCGCCATAAATGTTATTTTACTAACCAAATTGGATAAAGCTAAGATTGAATTGCAAACAGCAATAAGTAATCAAGTAATTTTAGAGCGAACAATACCAAGAACAGAACGAACAAATAAAAAAAGTACTAGCAGATGCTAAAAAAACGGCAGAACAAATACAAAGTTTAAACGTTAGATACAATGAATCACAAGCACAAGTCACAAAACTAAGAAACAAAATTTGCTAAATTTAACTTAGAAGGAATGGCATTAACCGATCCATTAACACTTCAAGGTAAAATAAATAGAGCAACAGCTAGAGTGGGCGATGACTTAACAAACATAACTAATTCAAATCAGTTTGATGAAAATACTAATAATAATACTAATACTGTTAATTAATACAGGATGCAGTAGCAATTACTCTTTATTTGGCGATAAAAGCCAACCACAAACAAAACCTGTTGAAGTGGTCACAGTAGCCAAGAAATCGCCTATATATCATCCACCTTTGCCTGAACCAATAACAACATCACCTGTTGAGTGGCGCATACTTAATCCTGACGTTATGCAAGATTATTTAGATGCTTTAGAAGCCGGAGAAGAACCTAGAGTGGCTTATTATGGTTTAACCAGTCAAGGCTATGAAAACCTTTCTATGAACATGGGTGAAATCAAAAGATACCTTGAGCAAATACTTCACATTGTAGGATATTACAGGGAAATNGACGAAGAAGAACCTGAACCTGTAAAAGATAATTAGAGAGGTCGAGAGTAGTCTCTCCGGATGGACTACTCTCTATTTACAAAACAACTAGGATGATTGTTTGTATAACTAAACCGATAAGTACAATTCTGTACGCAGACCTATAATATTCAATTTGTTCTTTTTCAGTCTGCTTTTTCATATTTTGAAAAATATCACATAGATGTTTAAACATCAAGCAATAACCATTAGTTATAAGGTTTAATCAATAATAAAAAAATATTCCGGGATGATTGGCGGGCGCAGCAGGTTTTCGCTGCGTAAAAATTCTAAATGTTTAAACAGTTAGTTTGCTAGTGGATTATCGTTTTTGTTTTTTAAGCTTTGAACATCATCATACATAATGTCAATGCTTGAGTTAATCCCTGCAATGCTTGTTTGTATAGCAACAATATCGTTTTTAATTGGGCTTAAATCTTGGGTTTCAATATTTAAAGATTTAATTTGCTCACCGACTGCAACAACATTTTTATCAAGTTCTGTAACTTGATCTGCCAAAGCATCTATTTCGTTAATATAACGAGTCATTTTAGATTCAAGATTTTCTATGCGATTAACATACGTTGCACCTGTATAGCCAAAACCAGCTAATGTGCTAACAATACCAGCCAATGCAATTAGTTGCGTTGTTTTACTTTGAAACCAATCCATTATATTAAACCACCAGTTCCATATTTTTTCTTAACTTGATCTTGATAATGTAAAACTTGTCCTTCAGCTTTCATATTTCTTTTTTCTTGTGCTTGTTTTTTTCTAAAATCTTCGATCATCTTTTTTTGATCTTTTTTAGAAGAAAATTTATATCGCTCAGAATTTTTTAGTGTTTCTAGTTTTTTATTGTCCATTTTTTTTCCTAATAAAATTTAGTTACTTTTCTTCTGTCATTCATTACCGCACCACAACCTTTAGCAATACCGGTTTTGACAGGACCACCTTTAGCATATCTATATTTTGCTGTTTTTTTTGCTATTTTTTTTGGTTGTTTCACGTGTTGTTTCCCCTTTTTGTTTCCTTTAGCTTTTGCTTTATTGGTAGATGCTTTTTCAGAAGCACTTAATGATTTCCAAGCTTTATCAGGCAAATATCTTTTTTTACCTTTACTTGGTTTACCATCAGAAGTTCGCCATTTCTGTTTACCCCAATTTTCTAAATCTTTTTGAGGCTGTGCTTTTGCCATTACTTATATCCTCCACCGGCTTTTTTATAAGCCTTTGCAAGCATTTGTGCTTTTCTAGCAGACCATTGACCGGCTTTACCACCTTTTGAACCAGACTTAATTCTACTAAACAATCTTTTACGCATTGTTGGTTTAGTATAATTACCGGCTTTATTTACAGTAGATTTCTTTTTTCTAGTTGTTTTTTTTCTTGGCATATCAGCACTTCCACCTTCTTCTTGCTTGCCTAATCCTTGAATTAGGGTTGTTTCTAGTTTTTTTAGAACTTCTTTTTAGTTGTCCTGCTGATCGTGCGCAGTAAGATTTTCTTCTTTTTGCAGCTTTACTGCCTTTTTTAACTTTACCAGTAACAGCAGTTTTAAGTTTACTTCCCGGATTTTTTTTACGATAAGCACGAACCCCTTTTTTAGTCATTCCAGCACCCTTTTTAGTAGGGCGATAATTTGCACCTTTTCCTTTAGTGGTACGTCTTATAGGTTTTTCTTTTCGTTTTTTTGTTGCCACTACTTTCCTCGTTGCGACATTGCTTTTTTCTTAGCCTTAACACTTAAATCACCATAATGAAAAACAGGTTTACTTGTTTTAGTATGTGTTTTATTTGTATGTAGTTTTCCGTTTGGCATTTTATGGTAAGCACCTTTCCAAACTTTTCCATCTTTTAAATAATGTTTTACGCCTTTAGCCATTTTATAACCTCGGTTGCATATTTATTAATGCATTTACACTGTTTAAACTGTCTGCATACATTCCCATAAATGCAGAATTATTATCTGGTATAGCTACATTAGCATAAATATCTTGTTCTTTGTACCAGTCCAATGCTTGTGGCAATTCAACCTGTGTATAACTATTAAAGCCTTGAACATAACCCATATATGCAATTAATTGTGATTCATCTGCATACTCACCGGTTTCTTGTTGTTGCTGTTCTAACTGTTCTTGTTGATCTTCTATATTCTGTGCAACAATTTGATCTGCAATAATATCTGAATCAGATTGACCAACTGCTGTATTATTGTCACCACTTGCATTTCCATCACTTTGACCTACTGCGGTATTTTGTGCGCCAGTTGTATTGCCTGAAACCCCTGTATTTGTTGATGTATTAGAAGCAACAGTCGTTGATCCACCTACTGCGGTATTATTGTTACCCATAGTATTTGAGTCCGTTTGACCAACTGCTGTGTTTTGTCCACCTATTGCAGTATTATTAACACTCATTGATAAAACTTGTTGAGTCTGCATTGCAGAACTAGCAACTTGAGCAGATATACTAGGCGAATTACTGGTGCTTATACCGCCTCCTGACGCTGAACTAGCTACTGCTGTACTAGTAGGATTAGAAACGCCACCAGAAGCCACAGAAGAAGCGTATGAGCCTCCTGATGACATAGATGTACCTGTAGCTTGTCCAGATGTTCCAGAAGCTGTACCGCTAACGCTATTTGTTGCTGTTCTAATAGTATTGGCTACAACGTTTAATTGTTCTGCTCTTTTGTTGCTTTTCTTTTCTTCATTCTCTGCGACAACAATTTCGACAGTTTCTTCTCGGTCTTGTATTTCTTCTTCAACTGTTTCTGAATTCTCCAAGTCTCCATCTTCATCATCAGACAAAACAGCAAGTTCCTCAAGTATTTCTTCTGCTTCTTCTTCAAACCATTCCTCCAGTTCTTCTATTGTTTCAAAATCTAAATATTCAATAGGTTCTTCTTCAATATATTCTTCTATTAATTCTTCGTGTTCAAAATGATCTAAAAAAATATCATCTAATACAGGCAAGTCGTATCTAGTAACAAAAATTTCTTCTATTGGTATTATTTCTTCATATATATGTTGTATATACGTTTCTTCTTCTACATAACTTAAAAAAATAATTTCTTCTTCAGGCATTAAATCAAATTCTTCTATAAATGGATCAATATATTCTTCTTCAAAAAATAATGTTTCTTCAAAATATAGTTCTTCTTCATAAAATTCTATCCCTTGTAACTCAGCAATATATAAAGGTTCTTCTTCAAAGTAGTAATCTTCTTGTTCATACGGATCATAATACCCATACTGATCATCTTCGTATTCTTCATAGCCAAACATATCGTCTTGATAATAGGTATCTTCAACAAATGTCTCAACCATATATCCTGCGCACGCAGGCGAATACTGAGCATCCAACGAGCATTCATAATCAAATAAATCATCCCAATAGTTAGGACATTGAGTAGAATACAGTCCATCTGAATCACATTGTTGTGTTAGGTAAGCAGCATCATAACCAGAACAAGCAGTATTATTTAATGGATTACTGCAATCCAGAGCATTTCCTGATCCAACACCATATAAACTACCTCCATTCTCTAGTAATGTATTTGAAGCAGAAGCATTCCAAGTTGTATTTAAACAACTTCCTGTAACATTTTGTTGTGCCTTTTACCACATTGGTCATAAAACAAATAGGTATATGTTTCGTCAGATGCACCTTGTTCNCCAATCAAAACATCGTGATTAATAATATTTAATCCACCATATCTAAATTCAAAACTATCGTCTGATTTCCAAAGTATTACTTCAAAAGAATTGTCTGTGTTGCTTCGGTTATATTCTCGTAGGTTATACCACCCAAAAACAGTCTTATCTGTAAAGTTTCTAGCAAGAACACTCGAACCATTGTCTCGTATTAAATCAGTCCAGAAAGGATAAAGTGTGTATGTGATTTCAGGTAGTGGATCAGGTGTGTAATCATTACAGTAACCGCTTGAACCTGATTTCCAGAAGTGAAGGCAACCATTAGTTGCCATCTTTGCCATAGTAAAGTCTTGTCCATAAAAAGTAAAAGTAAAGTCTAAATTAAAAGTAGTTGAAACTTGATCGTCACCAGCACCTAAGTTATAAGAAGTGGCTATATAGTTTGTTTTTAAATCAATAAGAGACTGATTTGCTTCATAAACATATCCTGCGTTTAAACTTTGTATAAATAAAGCAAAAACTAAACTAACTGCCCTTATCAAATTCACGTTTACAGGTTAATCTTGATTTATTTTGTCCGGCAGAATTTTCTGTTCTAACACATTTAGCAACATAACTGGCTTTTGCTTCTTTGTAATCTGGTCTATCTTTAGGATTCTTAGCCCATTCCACTCTTGCTTCTTCGCCTATCTTGCCTTCATATGGACAAGGTGTGCCAGCCATGTACATAGCACTAAATACTCTTACGTCCTGACACATAATAGCGACAGCCGCTACTTTCATTCCCATATCGTAAAGGTATTTACCAAGTTTTAANCGTTCACAGTTTTCATCTCTAACTGTTCTTCCAGCAGATAAACCAAATACTTGTCCTTGAAANGCACCAGANCGACCTACAGTACAAAGGTCTTGACTGTAACTCATAATACTTGGTGCAATCGCAGAAGCAGGCGGTGCTTCAGTCTTAATGTTTTGATTAATAGTTTGTTCAGACTTTGACTCATTAATATTTCTATTTGTGTTGTTAGAAGTATTGTTATTTTCGTTTACGTTTTTATTGTTAGTCTGCACATTCGATGTGGAAGTAGATTCGTTCACATTTTTATTTGTGTTGTTAGACGTTGACGTATTTATATTCGTATTNCTNTTNGTATTATTNGATGTGTTGTTGTTATTGTTCGTATTTGTACTGGTCGAAGTATTTACGTTGTTGTTTGTATTTGTACTTGAACTAGTCGAAGTATTTACATTTGTATTGTTGTTCGTACTGGTTGCAGTCGATGTACTGTTATTTGTATTGCTATTTGTATTTGTAGCAGTAGAAGTTGAAGTATTGTTATTTGTGTTGCTATTTGTGTTTGTAGCAGTCGATGTACTGGTATTCGTGTTGGTATTATTGTTGGTGTTGGTGTTGGTATTCGTATTTGTTCCAGTAGTGGTCGTAGTATTGGTATTGGTATTGGTGTTGGTATTTGTATTGTTATTAGTGTTAGTGTTGGTGTTGGTGTTAGTATTTGTATTGGTTGTAGTCGTAGTCGATGTAGTCGTCATTGAATTTTGCTCACAATACTGATCCCCAGCAGTACAGTCACCCGTTTGATCTGCTCTTACAGTGTTTAAACTACCAGCAAATACAAATATTGCAGCAGCCGTCATTGCTGCTAAATGTACATAACGTTTAAACATTCTATTATTCCTATATTATTAGTTATTATTTCTGAAACCTGCTTTTTCTATTAAGTAGGTTATCAGGTAATGAAGTATCATGCATGTATTGAGCCATCATTTCTTGTCTTTCTCTAATTAAAGCTAAATATCTTTTTCTTCTAGCATTCTTTGTTTCTTGATCTAAACTTTGATTTCTCATTGTCCAACGCATCCTAGACCTAACATCTTCAATGTCTTGTCTCATACGTTTTATATTTCGTTGCCTAGTCTCACGTGGTTCTAAACCATATAAGTTTACACCTACAAATCGCAACAAAGCCTGTGGAACTGTGTCTGCAGGTTGACCTGTTGGGCGTGGCGTATCTTGCAAAGCCCTTACAGTTTTACTTATAGCACCATTTGGTGTCAACCATGATGGCATACCTAAACTATACGTATACCACATCATATTCTTAATTCTTTCTTCAACAGGGTCTCGTTCATCCCATATAACACGCTGTGTAAACGGGTCACGATTTGTTTTCATTGCAAGCAATATGTCTGAAAACGGACCAGAAAATAATCCGGTTGTTCTTTGTAATTCCATAAATTCGCCATTATATGCAGATTTTGCAGCATCTGCGTACATAGTCCAAGGAAAGAAAAACCCTATGTCAATAAATTGAAAGCGTCCATCTGAATCTTTAAAAGGCAATACATGCACACCAGTTCTTCTTTCAATCCAAGGCTCTAGGCTCTTTTTAAGCTTTTTATCTTCATCGTCATCAAATCCAAAAGCAAATCCTGACAAAGCACTTAAACCGGCTGATAAAGCAACGTATGGTGCAAAACGCATAGGATTAGTTAATGCAACCTCTACTAATGCTGGAAATGCTTTATAGTAAAACGTAAAGAAAGGCATACCAATAGGTGCTGATCTAAAGGCTTTACCGCCTGCAGGCAAGTCTGAGTAATCAAATAAAGCTTTTTGCGACAACATAAATGATTCAAATTCACCCATGCCTCTATCCATAGCATCAATAATAATAGCTGTTTTACCAACGGACTCAGTAAATTGATACAAGTCACCACCTTTTTTAAGTATTCTTTGCCCTAATATTTTTGGCAAAGCAAAAAACTTAGTAATTGATCCTAATTCATGTTGCTCTTGCAATAAATCAAGCATTGCATCTGATGTTTGATACAACTCTTGTTCAGTAAATCCTGTTGATTTTATGCCATTTTTTAAAGCAACACTCCAAGCAGGAGCAATTTTTCTAAGTTCTTCTTTAGTTGCGCCTTCTTTTTTAGCTTTATTGTATGCATTTATTTGATCTATAGCTTGTTTCATTCTAGGCAATACTTTATGTATAGGCACTCCACCTACTACATTCATTAAAATCATGTTAGAACCAACGTTACGAACTACAGTAGGAGGGTTTAATGGCACTTTTAAGGTTTTCCATATATTTACACCTTTCTTCATAGCAGCAATAGCTTTATTGTAGAAGTTATCGGTATCGCCTATGGTAAATGTACCGATTATGTCATTGTATATTTCTTTTCTAACTGCAACACCTTGAAGCATTCCATATCTTTTAGTTTTAGGTATTCTTCTAAATCCTTGTGGAACATTTGCATCATCAGCATTTCCTGTTCTTTCAAGAGCCGGTTGTGCAAGTGCTTCAAACTCATCTGCTTTTTCATTCATTTGTAAAGCAGATTCAGGTTCGCTATTTTGAAAAAATCTAGCTTGTTCTCGTAAACGATCAGATTCTTCTCTTAACCACAAAGCACTAACATTCATAACTTTGCCATCTGGTGTAGGCACTTGAACCATAATATCATTATCTTTAATTGCCCAACCTTGTTGATCAGATACAGTTTCAAAAAAATCAAGCATAGCTATATCTCTTAATGGTCTAGTAATACCTGCATAAATTCTAAATTCAGGTGAAATATCAGCAATATCTCCAAGCATTACTCTAGTTTCAGTATCTAAATCTTTTCTCTTTTTAAGGTAAGATAAAGGTTGTCCATTTGGATGATTTAGTATATGTGTCATATATATTTTCGGAAGATAAGCACCTCTA